AATGATAAGCTTCATTCCACGAACTGCAATCTTCAGACCACGCTCATCAGTCAAACCAGCAATATCAATCAACATCTGCTCAAGTGAAGTTTCGTTCAAATCAGAAGCTGTTGAAAGAAGGTTACGTTGGTTTCCTGTCAAGGATGGGTGTGATGAAGAACAAAGTGCTGCACCATCGCCGATTGCAGAAGAACCTGTGCTGAACGCATTGTTCAGAATAGATGCTGCTTTAATCTGCTTTGTCTGAGCCATAGAGCGGGCCAAAGCCTTGGTGTAGCGTGATGCAAGACGATCATAAAGATTATCTTCAATGGCTTCCTCAGTGATTGAGAAGGCCAAAGCGATTGTCTCATGTGTGTATCGTGCAGTGTATGTCTCTTGAGCATCATCAAAGGAGATGGCAGAGCCTTCTTCCTTAGTTGGCGCTGTTGAGAAACCACCCAACATCACTTCCTCGTCAAAGGAACGATCTGAAGACTCTTCAGCGAAGATCTCAGAATGCTCGTTCTCGTAACGGTCGTATTCCATTCCAAACAAGGCGTTTAGTCCGGGTTCTAGCTCTTTAGCTAGCTGTGCTCTTGAAATAGCCATTTTTTAGCCCCTTCCTATATGCCGGTTGTTGCAAAGGTGCCAACCGCAATGGTCGTACCTGTGTTGAAATGACCGTTCAAACGAACAATGTACTGATGCCCGGCCGCGGAGTAGTCCGTGTTACCCTCGTCCTCATAGAGGCCGACGATACGAACATCCAAAGTGTTAGTAGTGGCTGCGGTGCTGATATCAAGCATATCACTTGATTTACCAGTGTTTGTGCTGCCGTTGTTAACACTTGCCATATCACAGTTGATGAAAACGTCTGCCAACGCGGTTGCCCGGTCGGTGTTTGTTCCATCAGCCGCAACAGCAAACAGTTGCATTGGATCATCGTAGACGTAAGCTTTAACAGGATGATTTGTATCCACGCTTACTGCATTTGATCCGGGCCAGTAGTTAAGGTGAGTGTTTTTACCGGTAACTGAGTCAACGTACTCAACACCACCTAAAACGCCTAGAGGAGCAATCGCCGAATCGGTAATGATGATTGTTCCTGTAGAAGCGGGCACAACAATGCCCCCATTGTAGATAGCAGTTGTGTAGTTATTGGCAATCTCATACATCGTTGTAGCGTTGTTATTGACATTGCCGCCCACTTTACCAATAGGACGTAGACCATACCCACCTGTGAGTAAATTTGCCATGAGGCACTCCTATTTGAAAATGGTAGCCTCTACCGTCGAGGGCCACCAAAAGTTACACGAGATTGACGATCTGCTTTAGAAATCGTCATAGTTGAATGAGCATTCTCACGCATCATATCAGAATCCACAGCCTGCATCTGGTCGTTGCTTCTTTGATTAAAGTAAGCTGTCCGTTCTGCAATAGTCTCATCTGGTATGCGGGCAAGAATAAGTCCACCTACTCCAAACACACCTTCATATTTACCTGAGTCAAGTACCGGGGCCTCAAAGTCTGGGTACTCGTCCTTGCGAACAAGTTCATAACCTTCGCGCATTTTCGCGCTGATGTTTTTAGTATCATCAAAACCACGGGTTTCAGCCCTGATCCAACGATGCTTAAAACCATCCGGTGCAGGTGGTGCGTCCAACATAGACGGGGGAGCCCACGGCTTACGCTGCGCCGTCTTTTCCCTAGTATTATTTGCGCGAGCAGCACGTTTTACAGTACCTTGAAACATTTCATTTTGTTCTTCAGACATTTAACTTACTCCTTCACGTATTTCGCGTACTCTTCTAGAGGCACACCCAATTTCTTTGCTATCGCAACTTGGCTAGGGGTGAGTCTAACCTTTTTCCCACTGCTGCGCCCAGATGTTGAACGGGAAACAGAAGCAACCGTCTGAGCGGGCCGTTTACTTCCACCGTTTTTCAGCTTATGCGGAAACTCGTCCTGCATTCGCTTATCCAGTTCAGTATAGTAGTCTTCTGTCTGCGGGTCAAACCCTTCGTTTTCAACTAACTTTTTATGCACACCAAAAGCAGCATACGTCATAGCTTCGTCGTCTCCAAACCAGCTATTACGTTGAGCCCATTGTTCCGCCTTGGGGTCCGGACGACGAGGCTGCGGCTGCTGTTGAGGCATAGGCTGTTGGACTTGAGTCTGCTCCTGCGCTTGAACCTGTTGAGCGTACCTTTGCTGCTGCATTTTAGCTTGTTGAGCACGGTCGTTTTCAATGGCTAGCGCGGTCATTTTACGCTGGGCCTCAACGACACCGTTAGTGTCACCTATCTCCATAGCACGAGCAAGATCAACTTCCGCAGTGCCCATTTGAGTTTCAACACGGTTGGTGTACTCGTTTACATAGCTAGTATCCAGCGTCTCCATACGTTCTTTAAGCTGCTTGGCTTCCGCTTGAACGTTTTGAGCATAACGAATAGCTTCGTCTTCACGACGTTTAGACTCATTCATCTTCTTTGTTAGTTGATCAATGCGCCTTTGCGTTTTATTTTTAGCTTTGTCGAAGTTGTCTTCTGACGCTTCTGACGCTTCGACTTCCGGATTTTCTACTCCGTCAATCTCAACTTCAGTTTCTTCGGCGTTATCTAAATCTAATTCAATTTGTTGTTTTTCAGCCTCGGCCATTTTCTTCTCCTAGAAGTGTAAAATATCTTCGGGTTCCTTAATTTTAGCTAAAACCTCATCATCATTGAGTATTCTAACCTCACCACCGTCAATTTTAAATCTTGAACCAGAGTACCGAGCAAACATCACCCAGTCACCCTGCTCGCACCAAACGCCCGTAGGAAACTTTTCAGAATCCTTATAAGCCAGTGGACCTACTTTCAAGACATATCCGACTTGTGTAGAAACCGTCTGTTCTTCGACAACCGCATTTGGCAGGTAAACACCTCCGTCGGTTTTACCTTTCCCACGGTATGGAAGAACAAGAATACGCCACCCTGTTGGAGTGGGTAACTTTTCTAAGAGAGATCCCCCGATAGCTTCGGGGTCTAGAACCTTATCTGTAGGTTCCTTGTATGCTTCTGCGAGGTTAGCGACTCCCTCGGATATTGCGTCTAAATCAACGCTTTGCGCTTTAGTCATTACTTCGCTCCTGTTTATCTAGCAGGCCCTTGAGTTCCTGTTCCACGTGATCTAGGGCTTTTAAATTACCCATGAGCTCACGATACTGCTCTATGTTCTTGACGTTGTCATAAATAACTAAGTCTTGAACGCCTTGCCGCCGTTCTTTTATTATGCGAAAAACAGCTTCCGCAAAATGTACTTCATCCAATCTGATAACTCCGCATTAAATCCTATGTGTTCTTATAACACACTATTCAGATTCTGCAAGAGCCCTCATCCGGTCTACCAAGCGCCTTGCGCGGTTAGGGACTTGAGTGTACCAACGCGAGTCAACCATCTCGTCTGCGGCGGAATTAAAGTCCCTAGCGTCTACGCCAGCCTTCATACCCTTAAACTTGGACAGCCTTGGACGGCCCATATTAAACATCATGTTGCAGATGATATGCTGGCATTCCTCGGGTAGGTCGTCGAAGTCTTTATACAAAACTTTACACTCGTCCACGGTCACAGCCATATCCAAGGCAAACAAGTTTCTTACCCGTTCTTGCTCGACTACTGTACCGACTGGTTTTCCGTATTCTTCGTCGGTTTCAGTTATTAAATGACCCACGCCCGTTGTACAAAGGCCAAGATGATCCAAATAAATTTCGTATTTGCATCCTTCATCTTCTGCGATTTCTTCGCGTAATTTATCTTTGTTCATGCTTACTTCTTTCCAAAAAACTTAGAGGCCGCCCTTGTTCCAAAGCTTGCGCTCACGATAATCCCCAAGGTGTAGCGATAATACTCTGGCATAGTATCCAAAGCCGCAAACCCGTCTGTAACAATCTGCCTACCCCACTCTCCGCAGAAGGCTAGTATAAGTGGTACTGAAAATAAAATTGTAAGCCATTCGTCTTTCCAGCTTGAGGCCGAAGCGTCAGCCATCTTGAGATCCCAGTCAATCTCACCCGTGGCCTTCTTTTCCATGATAACAGCTTCAGCCTTGGCTTTAGCAACCTTTGCACCAGTCTCGGCTTTCTTTGTTTCAACCTTGCCCTCCAGCCATGTCCCGGCGAGGTTTGCAATAGGTCCTATTAATGCTTGTATCATTGTTTTAACTCCAGCATCAGTTTCAATTTAGCTAACTCAATCTCAAGCTGATGAACCCTAGTAACTGTGTTCTGCACAGATTGAGGCGGCTCAAAATCATCTATCCAGTTATCGTTTTCTTCAACCTCTTCCATAGTAAGCTCAAGATTGTGCTCTAAAAAACTGATGCGTTCTGTCAAACCGAAGTAAACCCAAACTGATACGGCTGTAAAAGCAATCATGCTTATAAGGTTCCGTAAAGGAATGGTTATCTCGCTTGCCTCATTTAGCTTTGTAGCTGCTTGTTTCATTTCTCACTGCCTAACCAAACTGCAAACGCGCCTGTCATTGCCCCAGATACAACGCTAATCATAGCACTTTGCTGTGTGGATAAATCCTCTAATGAAATGCCCCACTCAATAACCCGGATATACATCAGCGTCATTACCAGCATCATAAGGCGTGGGATAATCTTCCATTCAATTAACTGTTCAGCACTCATTACGCTCTCTTGTATTTGCTCTCACATTTATACGACACAGACTTGTATGGCGCGGGGAACAAAAGCTGCGTGTCTTGAAACATCTGAAGTACACGCTCAATACACTCCGCCTGCCTGTCATAAGGACCTTTGGCGTCAACTACCTTAACGCACTCATCCCCAAGTAACGGAGCACATATTATAAGAACCGCAGTAAACATTATTACCTCGCAAACATCACAGAACCGACAACACATACAACAACAAATATAATAGCCATAAGAGATATACCCACAGTCTTAGCCATATCCATAATTTCCTTATGCTTTTTCAAAGCCTCTCGTTGAGCTACTTTAGCCGCCTCCTTGGCTTCTTGTATTCTTTTTGCCCGTTCAGTAACAATACCCGCCCATGTGCCATGACCAAAACGCAAATCCACCATTTGGCTGATTTCGTACATTTTTTCTTTTGCTATCCTAGCGTCAATCATTTCACGAGCTACAGTATCTACGCCAAACTGATCGCCCAGACCTCCGCTAGCTTTTTTGTTTCTAGCTTGCTGTACTTGTTTCTCACCCACAAACAAGTCATCAATATAGTTCGCAATGTCTCCTACATCATTAGCCGTACCAATAGCCGATTTAATGCCGTCAACAGCACTCTTGAAAAGAGCTATGCCAGCCAGTGTCTCCGCAATCATTTTGCCCCCTAAAAACCCTTACTTACCTTGTTGTTTGAGAAGTTCCCGCTCCATAGCTGACTGAATACGAGCCTGAGTCATTGACTCCTGACTAGCCATCCGTTGTTGGAATTGCTGCGCCCGTGTCTCTTGGTTCTGTGCGTCAAGCTGCAACTTGGCTTGGTCCACTTGTGCGTCCGCCTGCTCGGCTTGCGCCTTGATCTGTAGCTCTTTTTCTTTGAGTTGTACCAACGGATCTGGGCCCTGACCAGACACCTGCTGTGACATCTGCTTGACCATCTGCATACCCTCGGCAACAAACTGTGCCGTCAAGCCCTCTACCTGCAACATCTCTTCTTCGGTAGCCGCCTCGCCACCTGCGGCTTGACGAGACTGAATAAACTGCACCGCTGCTTTTTCGCGAGCCATAATTCGTACATGTTCCATTATATGCTTCTGAAGCGCCATAGCAATAGCAGGCATACCGCCAACCATTGGAGTAGAGCCAAACACCATATGCGCCATAATATGTGCTTCATGCTCCTGACCCTCAAACGCTTGCATCGGCACCATGTCCATTGAGTCGATGTTCTCTTGTGCCGGATCTTTAGGCGTAGGCTCCTCATCTGGAATACGCTTCATAATCCTGTCGGTATCCTTAACACCCAACGCTTCGTACATGTCCTTGTACACTTCGTGCATGTTGTGCAACTCAGGTGCCGCACCCGCTAGCTGTAGCTTAGTCTGAGCCAGAGCAATCCGCTGCGACTGACTAAACATGTTAGGGTCCGACACAGGAACTACATCAATCCGGCCATCAAAATCGCTAGCCATAACTTTGGATTCCGCACCTTCAACCGTGTACGGATACTCCTGTGGTAAACTTTCCGACATTACACGAGCTAGCATCTTAAATTCTAAACGCATGGCATAGTGAAGCCGCTTGTGCACCGCACTCATTACTCGTGCGCCCTGCTCCAGCAAAGCAACCGTAGTACCTACCGCAGCATTCTCGTTGCCGTCACCGACCTTCATGTCGGTGATTTGAGCAAACCTGCGACCCGCATCTACAACAAACCCTAGCAAATTAAACAGAGTCTGGTCGGGGCCCTTGAATGGCAACGGCATCAGGCTGTCACGAATAGCCCCTCCGGGAGCATCCACATCGCGGAACTCTCCGGGCTGCAACGGTTCATCATCGTCCCTGATCCGTAGTCCGCGGGCTTTGAAACCCGCAGGGAGGTTGGACAACGTACCAGCGTCAATCAACTGTCGCAGTGCCGCCGTGGCGGTGCGTGACAACCCGCCAATGGTGTGAATAAGGCCCAATCCATAAAAACCAAACCCCGGAAGAAACTTATAATGCACAAAATAATTAATCTTCTGCTTCTTCTCGTCATCCTCAAGGTAATTGCGACGTATCGCCAATATCTGTCCGTTATCCTGACTAATGGTGACTACATATGGTATCTTAATACCCGTAAACTCACCGTCTTCATCTTCTTCCTCATACCCCTCTAAATCCAAATCAACATGACACTCCAAAAGAGTGCAGTCATAATCAATCTGAGAAGGCGACATACCGTCAATGCGATTGATTTCGTCGTCCACGGAATTTGTATCGCCCTGAGAAGGCAGTACGGGAATATCCAAATAGAACCCAGATACCTGATGCTTACGCAAGTCGTTCAGGGACATGCGAACAACTTGGGATATATTTGGACAAGTAGCTAAATCAGAGGTTTCATACGGCACAACAAGGTTTTCTGCCGGAATAAACTTACTTACAGCACGACCGCGAGCCTCGTCATAATAAATCTTCTTAAAGGTAGAACCAGCCAGTGGTAAATAAAACAACATCTGGTCTAAGTCAGGCGTATATTCTTCCATCACGTTGGTGATGTAATAATTCATAAACTGCTTTACACGTATTGCCTGCTGCTCTTTTTCTCTTGTTTCGGCTCCCATGACAGCAGTTCGCACCGGGCCAGACGCTGGCAACAACTCGTTAAACGCTTGCGCTTGGAATTGTGTAGCAGCCTCTGCGAGCAAGGGATGGGTAACTCCGGAAGCTCCTCGGAACGGCTGCGAACGCTCCTCGTAAGAGAACCCCAACAACTCCAAACCGTTAGCATAAGCATCTTCCCACTCCTGTCGTCCTGCTTTGTTGCTGTCAAACTCAGACATCAACTCACCCGCAATCCGAGACAACTCACGGTCAGGCATCTCTTCAGCTAGGTTGGCGTAGAAATCATCGCTCTCACCGCGCTGGTCCTGCGGATCGAAGTCCACAGTCATACCGCCATCTTCATCCGGCGTAATCTCAATGTCCATGCCTTCAGCCATACCCTCAAAGGATACGACGTTGTCCTCCATGCTGCCCGGAAGCTCTAATTCCACTTCAGCAGCAAGGTCCTCCATATCCAACTGGGACGGAACATTGTCCACCATGCCTGCAATAGGTTTACGTGCCATGCGTTATCTCCTTTGGCCTAACTTACCATAGGCCGGTTCATATTCCTAGCTATTGGGGCCGTGGTCCGCGGAACGCGAAACATCAATCGTACCTGTTGATATCAAAGAAGCCCTGCTTATCCCGAGGAAAAAAGATATCTATACCTTTTTCAGGAGACTTAAATCTCCGCTCTCCGGGGGCCCTACCAAGAACTACGTCTAGCTGGTCAAACACCGCTTGGTCTACCATCTTTGTGATTTCTTGCGGACTAGCCTGAACCCCAGCCTTGCGTAACAAATTAGCGCCAAAAGCGTTATTTCGCTTATCCATAACAACATCCGCATCCGTAGCTGTGCCAAGAACGGGCATGTAACGGTCAAACATCTCCCCCAAACCACCTACTTTTTCAGCAGTATTCGGGCCAAGGTCTTGTGCAAGTTCCGCGGACATTAGTGCGTGAGCCCTAGCGTCCTCTAACTCTTGATAGGTAGGCATGTCGTGCCGAGGGCGTTCTGCCCGCATAGCCTCAGAGGTGTTGTAAAACTCTCCGCGGTCAACGTCGTCCGGATACCCGTATTTTGTTTCCAACACTTGCTCAAACGTCGGGGACCCTTCTGGATAATAAATCGAAGAACCCTCGCTACCTTCTCTTCCCGAAGCGCGGACCATGTCCTGATAATCCCTGTCCGGTAAATCAATCCGTGGGTCGAGGAGCGCGGACATAATACCCGCCTCTTCTATTGGAACCTCACCGCCGTCCTCAAACTCAGCAAAGTTTCTGAGACCTTTTTTCTGACGGTCTGTCAGAATTGTATAAATTTTATAATCATTATCAACAAGGTCGGCTACGTTGTTGTTGCCAATCCGCAAGATGCGGCGCTTGTCATCGTTGCTAACCCCCGCTAGAGGGTCCACTCCTCCGCCGTCGGCAAAACCTATTGGCGTTTCCGTGAACGAACCGTCCGGAGATATTTCTACGTAAGACGGTACGTTATTTCCGCTTTTACCATAAATAGAATTGGATGTTACGCTGCCATCCTCAAGAAGCGGCAGCATGTCCTCGGCTTCTATATCATACAGAGAGTTAGCCATGCCCGCATACGGAGATGCGCGGTCCGCGGTGTACTCATACCTTTGGGCGAACGTGCTACTTTTTTGCTCGGGAACCATTAAGTCGTCGCTGTAATACTTGTACGGGCGCTCGTCGCCCTCCTTGTACACAGGTCTGTTAGTCCGCAAATAATCTAGAAATTCTCCCAAACCTTCGCGAGAAGAACCACCCATTCCAAGATTTACCGCTGAATCAGCCATGTGCCCGCTTTCTGTTAGTAATAGGCGTGTATCTTACCATAACTTTCTTCTTCGTCCCAGTCATCTGTTGGTAGCTGTACGAAGTTGCCTTGCCGATATCGCATCAAAGCCTGTGTCATGCTATCAACCAAGTCGTCATACTCCCCATTAGGGAACGCCGCTACCTCTTCGATTAACTCGTCCGCAAACGTAGTGTCTGGGGCCCAAACCATTCCAGCCTCAAAAAGTGGCGATACCGAATGAACCCTCGTTACCTTATCATTACCTTTACTCGGCGTAAAGTTAACAACAGGTATGCCCATGTTCCGTAGTTCGTGAGTCAAAGGGGTCCCTGACGCTTTGGCTTCTACGATTACAGTGTCGGGGTCCCAGTAAGTGTACTGCTCTAACGCCTTTTCCTTCAACTCCGGAAAGTCCCACCGACCCTTCTGACTGTCCAAAAGAATTAAAGCCGGGGGACCCCCAATCTCCTCTGGACGAAAAACACCCCACGTTGTAATCGCAGAATAGTCAGCGGTCTCCTTCCTACTAAACGCCGTATCGTAACTCTGAATTACAAATTCAAGATTAGGGATTTTTTCCTGCTCCCACTTGTTCCACCACTCACGGCGAATGATGGCGTTCTCTTCGCCCGTCGGATTCTGCTGATACTGAGCGTTCCATTTGCTGGGAGGGATAGAGGCTTTGACCGCGGTTAAATCCTCCATTGACCAAAACTCAGGCCAACACGGCGTGTCATCCTCAAAAATAGCAGGAAGCTCCACAACCTCCCACTGATCCGCTAATGGATCTTTAGACATGGCCTTCAAAAGCTGGCCCGTCATATCCTTCTCAGACCACCTCGTCTGAACCAAAACAATCGAACCACCCGGCTGAAGTCTCTGCCGGGGGCCCCCAGTGTACCAATCCCACGCATCATCAAAGCCGTTCGCGGACATCGCGGTCTGCTCCGAGTGCGGGTCATCAATAATAATTAAATCACCACCACGACCCGCCAAGTTCGATCCAACGCCAACGGCATAGTACATTCCACCAGACGCGGTGTCCCACCGTCCCGACGCTTTACTGTCAGCAGCCAAACGAACTTCCGGGAATATGTCTTTGTAGTCATCGCTATCAATTAAGTTCTTTGTCTTTCGTCCAAAGTTTACAGCAAGCTCGGTAGTGTGCGTTGCCTGAATAATCTTCATCTTTGGATTCTTACCCATCATCCACGCAGGAAACAAGAAAGAAGCAAACTCAGACTTCGTGTGCCGCGGAGCCATATTGATAATCAAACGCTTTAGCTCGCCGCTCGCGACCCGCTGTAACTTGTCCGCAATAATTTTATGATGCCTTCCTGCGATAAACTCAGGCCACATATTTTTTACAAAAATTAAAAACTCATCTTTACAAGCTTCATTCTTTTCTAACTGCGCGAGGCGAAGTTGAAGCTTTAGTTCTTTGTCTGTCTGACCATCCATCGGGGGACCCTAAATTGCACAAAATATATGCACAAATATGCACATTTATTAGACAGTTAACAAGACCTCATATCTGCCTAATAAATAGGCAGTGTTTCACGTGAAACATTCTATACCGTTTTTCACATGAATATTTGAGAGAAACATGGCCCATGCTCCCGCTAGGCACGGCGCGGGCCGCGGCGCGTTTTTGCCGATTTTTGCTGAATTTTCCTAGGTTTTTGACCCGATATGGGAAGGGACCCGGCATTTTTCCGGATACGTTAGCCCGGCATTCATAGTTCATGCGCCATGGTGAAAGGTCCGGTTGCCGGTTGCCCGCGCATCTGGTGCCGGTTGCCGGTTGCCGGTGCCCGTTGCCAGTTGCCAGTTGCCAGTTGCCGGTTGCCGGTCCTCAAATCAAGATGATGTGTTTAAAACGATTTGCAGCCACACAAGATATTGTGGTTTACGGTTCACGGCCCGCGCATCACGGGCCGGTGAGTTTGGGGCACGGTCCGCGGGGCAGGGCGCGGCATGATTAACTCTTTTAAACCGGCAACGGCGGCCGGTGAGCGGGCATGAAAAAACCCGCGCTGGTGATGTACCGGCGCGGGCTGTTGTTGCGGTTGTAGGGCCTTAAATTATTCTAAATCCAGACTGACGGTTGCACCGGCTAGAACTTCTTTAATGGCGGCTTTCAAATCGTCTGAACGGCTTTCATCATCCAAGCCTTCCGGCAACCGGTCGTCTATCATCTCGCCAATTTCATATTCATAATTTCCAATCTCAAAATCTTCTAGCGCTTGTTCGGAGTATTTGCAGGCAACGCTTTCCGCCAATGCTTCTACCTTGTCACCGATAAGGCCCATTATAGCATCCCCGAACTGGTCCAGCTGGTCGGATTGTAACCCCGCAACGTGTTGCGCGTGCTCAAGACGGCTTTTTAAATCCTCATTTTGAGCCGCTAGCTCAATGATAAGGTCGGCATCTGATACAGTGTTTTGTAAAGCTTCATTTGTCATAATATTATCTTTCCCGTAGTTATGCGGCCCACCACATCGGGGGCCGTCCCCGATAATATGCGCTTTCTCTTATATAATGTAAAGCCTATAAAAAAAGCCCGCCGGTTAAGGCGGGCCAGTGGGGCAATGCGGGGCGGGTTTATTCTTTCCCGATATCACCGGCCACATGGTGCCGCAAAACAGAGCGAGGCGGCAATGTTTTAACAAAAGCCCGCAATGTTTGGGCGTCGCTTTGTTCTTGTTCTTGTCCAGCGGTTGCCCGCCAATGAATGGCAACGTTCCCGCCGTCGGCATAACATCCGCCCGCCTTGTTTAAATCACCGGCGGCTTTTTTGCCCGCGCCATGGGCGGTAAAACCTACAATAAAATCACGGTCCAGACGTGCGCATAATGGGGCCTTGTCAGCGCCGCAATTAACGCAACCTATTCCAGCGTTGTATTCCGCCGGACACCGGACAAGCCGAACACCATCAATAACCGCGTTTTTGTGATTGGCGTTCTTTTTCCAAAAATCAACGGGAACGACGGCCACAGCGGGAACACCGGACCGAACCCATTCGGCCGCGGCTTTTAAAGTTGCCGCGCTAAAATTTACAACGGTTTTAACAGGGCTTAATTTATGGGCCCAAAATAGCGGGCTAAAATGTGAGTATGTGAAGCCGTGCCCGCCTCTTGGCTTGCTATCTAAAACCGCGTCTAAATATTCGGCGTCGATATCCGACGGGGCGCAACCGCGCCCGCTCGCGTTCAATTCACAAGAGGCGGGGCAGGTATCATACTTGTTCGCCGCGCCCGCACGATATGTTACAGCAATTCCCGCCGTCTTGTTCGCTTGTGATAACTTGACTGTTTTAAGCATAATAAAAAACCCCGTTAAAATTTCCAATAATTCTTATTATCTTATTTTATCCCATATGTAAACAAAAAAGGCCCGCCGGTTTAAGGGCGGGCCAGTGGGGAAAGATAAGCGGGCCGGTGTTATGCGGCCATGGCGGCCACCCGTTGCCAGTCGGCGGGCTTCATATTCAATAGCTGGCCGCCCCTTTGTTGCCATAAATCAACATCGTCTAAGTCGGCTTTATGACTAGCCGCTGTAACCGCGTTTATCATGGTAGCACGTGAAAGCCTGTTGCCTTGCTCATATCCGGCTTGGCCGATTGTATCAAGCAATCCATCAA